TAAGTAGTAACTCTACGGCAAACTCATTAGCCATTCTTTCTATATAGTCAGCATTAATAGTCATTGTATAAGTTTTTAACCATTGCGTGTTGTCGTTCGGTGTGCATAGAGCATGTCCCAGTTCGTGGGCGCACACAAAGGGGAGCATACGCTCCGGGGTTCTTTTATCGTCAAGAATGATGAATTTTGACCGTTTGTATTTTATGTAGTTTCCGAACTTACCGCCGAGGTCGCCATAAACAATATAAATATTCTTTAAATCGGCAATCAGAAACGGGTCGTCGGTTTTATACCGGCGGATTAGTTCGGCTACCTTTCGCTGAATATCCATAATTACTTATCCTTCCGGTATTTTTTGGGAGTATATTTTTTCTTAGCAATTTTCTTGGCTTGTATCATGGCAGCTTTTATAGTTGCCTTGAAAGCTTCTAAATCTTCAATATCATCTTCGCCTTCATAAGCAGCAGAAGAAATTGAATTCATCATATCTTCTAAGTCGGATTCAATTTCTCTTTCGTCTTTACGTGAGAGTTCAAAAGATTCTATATTTCTTTTTTGGTCAACTCCAGTAAGTAACCAGCCTTCGTCTACATTCAATGCACGGGCAATTTTTGTTAATCTTCTCTGTTTAGGAACATAGTCCCCATTCAAATATCGTGAAATAGACGATTTATCTATACCTGTAACATTGGAAAGGTCTATTGGTCGCATTTCTGCAGTAGTAAGTAAAAAATTCAATCTATCTGCAAACGTATTCACGAATATCACCTCATTTTTCAGATTTCTTTTAAACAAATTATAACTCATTTGTTGCACTACCGCAACTAATTTTAACAATTTTGAAAAAAATAGTTGCGAAACGAAAACTGATGTGATATAGTTGAGAAAACACAACCGAGGGGGGGAGGTGAAAACATGATTTACGATTACAGACAACTACGAGGGTTAATTAAAACTCAATACCAATCAGAAAGTGAATTTGCAAAAACTGTCGGTATTAATAGGTCTACATTATCATTGAAATTATCGAATGAACGGGATTTTACAAAATCTGATATTCAGAAAATTTGTAACCAATTATCTATCCCACTTAGCGAAGTAGGCTTATATTTTTTTACCCCTTTAGTTGAGAAATAGCAACCAAAATTGAAAGGCGAGAAAGAGAGGTGGGAAATGACCAAGATTAAAATAGACCGAACGGCAAACAAAGCCTTAAGGCGGAGTACTGATTTAAAGCGATTAAGTGTTTTTATCGAAATAAAAAAGAAACTCAACAAAAGGCTTATGGAGTTACCGGCGGGAAATCTAAAGAAATTGGCTAAGCTAAACAAATTATTTGATGAAATTATCGATGAAGAAATTAAGAGGTTATAAATCGACCGGCAACAGCAATAATCGATTGAACAGTAATTTCGACACCATGTTTCGCTATATATTTTCTGATTTTTTCCCAGACCTTGTCGTCTGCAATAGCGTCGTAAAATTGTTGGCCTTTGAAGGTCTGCTCAATCCCGTAATAGGCAATTCCGTCTTTTGTACTTCCGTCAATAGCAGTCAGGCAGTTTTCATTAATAAGAATTTTGATATGAAAAGCAATGGTTTCATATGAAAGGTCAGAGCTATTGAAATCATAAGAGCATAGTTCTCCGGATTCATTTTCAATTACAAGTCGGAGAATGTCGCGGAGAATATCCAGTTGAATACGCAAAATAATCACATCCTTCCTGACGCTATTATAACAATTCCAAAAATATTAGTAATTAAAAAAATAAGAGAGGTGAGGAAATGGAGAACGCATTGTTAACGAGCAGGCAGGTCATGGACATTTTGCAAATCGGGCGGACTACTCTGTGGAAACTCGAAAAGCTACACAGAATACGGCCTGTGCAAAAGTTATTACCAGTGAAAAGGTATCGGCTAAGCGATATCGAAAAAATGACGAAAGGAGCGAATGCATGAAAGCATTAACATTAACCGCAATGTTGGCAGTTTCCACCATGTGCGCAGGGGTTGCCGTCAATGCCGACTTGGCTCGTGATTACTTGTTTGCGGGCAAGAATGAGCTAATCGAGTACCGCAAAGAAGTCCGAGAAGGCGAAACGCTCTGGGATATCTGCAGCGAAATCGCCACAGATAAAGAAGACCTGCGCAAATTAGTCTGGCAGACTATGCGGGACAACAATATAACCGACCCCGTGGAGTTACAACCGGGGACAGAAATCGTTATCAAAGTAAAGGCGGTGATGTAAATTGATTGTCGGTACACGAAAAAACCGTCCGAACTGCAGGAACAGTCGAACGGCAAAAACAAACACTTACTAATTTATTATAACACACGTAAAGGAGATAATAAAATGATCAGAATTGAAATCGATGTAACAGACGTAGCAGAATTGAAAGCACAGTTAAGAGGCCTCTTGAACGAGCCGGTTAAAAGCACAGTAACAGTTACACCGGAAAACGTTACAGTTGTAGCACTGCAGATTAAAGAGGTCAAAGCACCTAAAGCAAAGAAAGCAGAGCCCGTAAAAGAAGAACCGAAAACAGCCGTAGCTGCTGATGAATTAACAGAAGACCAGAAAACCGAACTGCGTACGCTTTGTGCCGAGTATACGCATAAAGTTTCCGACGGCAAAGAACGGATTAAGCAGTTCTTGAGAGCTAAAGGACTTGCTAAAGTAACCGAACTCAAACCTGCTGATTTACCTGAATTTAAAGCTTTGGTGCAGATCTAAAATGGCACACGCGATATTAAGCGCATCGGCCAGTTCTCGATGGCTGCACTGCACGCCGTCGGAAACCTGCAGCCGGGGATGCTTGTCATTGTAAGAGTTGAGGAGGCGCGGAATGGATGACAGACAATTCACCGTAACACTGGCTAAAGAAGATTGGAACATAGTGCTGAAGATATTAGAAATATGTAAAGAAACATACCGGTATTTGTGGGGACACGAAATCGAATGCATTATTCGCGAAATAAAATCAGATTTAGACAGTCAGGGTTTTTAAAAGTAAAGGAGGCGAGGAAATGAAAAAGTATGAGTTCACCGGTGAAGTAAAAGTTAAATTTGGTGTGACATTCAAAAGAATTAGAGCACTTATAGATTTTGGTAATGTAAAAAAAGGCGAATTAGGCGGATTCATCGAAAAAGAAGAGAACTTATCACACAGCGGCGACGCATGGGTTTCCGTCGACGCATGGGTCTGCGGCAACGCAGAGGTATGCGGCAACGCAGAGGTATGCGGTAACGCAGAGGTCTACGGCGACGCATGGGTATGCGGCAACGCAAGGGTTTACGGCAACGCAGAGGTATGCGGCAACGCATGGGTCTGCGGTAACGCAGAGGTCTACGGCGACGCAAGGGTTTACGGTAACGCAGAGGTCTACGGCGACGCATGGGTATGCGGCAACGCAAGGGTTTACGGCAACGCAGAGGTATGCGGTAACGCAAGGGTCTGCGGCGACGCATGGGTTTCCGTCGACGCAGATTATATGGTGATCGGGAAAATTGGTTCACGTTTTGGATTTACAACATTTTTCAAAAACAAAAACAATAAAATATCTGTATCATGCGGATGTTTCCTTGGGACACTTGCAGAGTTCAGGGCAGTAGTGAAAGGAAAACACGGTACAGATACGAAATTTGCAAAAGTGTATCAAGCAGCTGCCAATTTAGCAGAATTGCAAATTGAACACAACGAAAAAGCCGACTGATAATTGCAGTTATCAATCGGCAGGGCGGAAAAATAGCATACTCTTTCCGCCTCCATTATACCACGGAGGTAAATATGCAGTTATACAAGATGAACGAACAACTTGAAAGATTGATTGATGCCGGAGAGCTTTTCGTAGATACGGAAACGGGAGAGGTTTTTGATGACAAAGCACTTGATCAATTAGCACTGAACTGGGACACAAAAGTTACCAACACAGGTTGTTTTATCAAAAACATGGAATCGGACATTGTCGCCATTAAGTCGGAAGTGGACAGACTCAAGGAACGTCAAAAAAGGCTGGAAAAGAGAGTCGAAAGCTTGAAAGGGTATTTGACTTTCTGTCTTGACGGGAAAAAGTTCCACAGTCCGCAGGTAGATATCTCATTCCGTAAATCTGAACAAGTAGAAATCCTTGAAGGTTGTAAAATTCCCGAGGAATACCAAAAGGTTAAAACTACGTATACGCCGGACAAGACGGCGCTCAAACAGGCGATTAAGTCGGGAAAGACATTTGACGGCATTTCTTTAGTAGAAAAACAAAATATTCAAATTAAATAATTTCAAATTAGGAGGAATTATGAACATTACAAGAGGAATCGTGCAGAGGGCGGTAAAGTCCTGTATTTATGGGGTAGAGGGTATAGGGAAATCTACTTTTGCGAGCAAGTTTCCGAAACCGCTTTTCCTTGATTTGGACAAGGGAACGGCAAGGCTTGATGTAGACCGTATTGAATATATTTCCACGTGGGTTGACCTCATAAAAACGGTGCAAGACTTTGCTTACACGGACAACAATCCATACGAAACACTCATTATCGACACGGCGGATGCGGCTGCCCGTCTTTGCGAAAAACACGTGATACAGACAAGAGCGCAAGGAAAGACGAGTATTGAAGATATCCCGTACGGCAAAGGATACAAAATGCTGGCGGAGGAATTTGCAACTCTTCTCATATGGCTTGAAGTCCTCATTGAAAAGGGGTTTAATGTCGTGATTTTAGCTCATGCCATGATGAAAACAATTACCAAGCCTGATGACGACGGACAGTATGACCACTGGGAGTTAAAGCTCCCGGGGAATACGTCTAATAAAATCGGGCCTTTGGTCAAAGAGTGGGCAGATTTACTGCTCTTTGCGGATTTTAAAACAATCATCGTGACTGACGGGTTGAAAAAGAAAGCACGCGGCGGCAAGCGTCTTATGTATGCATCGCATACTCCGTTTGCAGACGCAAAGAACCGTTTCGGACTTCCGGATCAGATGCCGTTCGACTATCAAGAAATCGAGAAAATCATTCCTCGCCGGGAAGAGACGAAAAAGATAGAGGACGATAAACCGCCGGTAAAAAAGCAAACACGGAAGAAAAGCGAGAGTCGTGCAAGTGATAAAGAGAAGGACAAGGCTATTTCCGCTCTTAGGCTTTTAATGGCAGATTCGGACATATCCGAGGAAAGAGTGAGGGACGCGGTCACGCTGGCAGGTAAATATCCCGAAGGAACGAAAATAGAAGACTATGACTTGCCATTCATCCAAGAGGAATTAATTGCAAAGTGGGAAAAGTTCTCCCAGTTTGTGAACGAAAATATACCGTTTTAATTACTATTATTTATTTAAATTATTTGTTTTAAAAGTTATTAATTTTAGATGTTACTTATTTAGGAGGACATTATGGAAAACACAGGATTTGAAGCAATGGGAAAAGAAGTTATGGATTGGGACGCTAAGTTGGTAGAAGAGGAAAGCGGCGGACAGTCACTTTTCCGTTTATTACCGGAAGGCGAATATGATTTTGAAATCGAAGATTT